CCACTTCTTGAGGGCTTTCGGATCGTCTGCGATGCCTTGCTTCTTTAGCTCATAATACACGGAAAGCGGGATGGAAGCCACCTTTGGCTGGTCGCCGAATTTTCCCGACACTTCGTTGAACGAGCGCTTGTTAGCCTCAATGATTTTTGTGGTGTCCTGCACCGTCTCGACGACGTACTCGCCGTTTCCCATGACGTGCCAAAATTTGGTAATCCCGGTGGCCTCGTCTCGGCTAAAAAGTCTCTTCATTTTTCCCTCCAAAGGTGAATGGGGCGGCCGAAGCCGCCCCACCGTATTAGGCTGCGGCTATGGTCAAGTCAGCGATCAAGCCGTGAGCCGCCTCATTCGACATTTTGACGCCGGTCTCGCAGATTAACATTTTTTTGTCGGCGTCACCGGTCTTGGCAAGATCCACGGCCTGTATAGGTCGCAGTGTCGCGACTGATGCGTATTCAGGGTCGAGGCACCATGCGTCACGCTCGCGGCTAAAACGGTTCGGGACAACAGTCAGGCTACCAAAATCTGACATATAAATATCAGCAGCACCGATGATGGTGGTGGGGCCATCTGATGGCGCTTGGAAGCGCTGGGCAGCAATGCCAGTGAAGGTTGATACGACTGTCTTGTTGTATGGGCCAACCATCAGGATTGATGGGTTGCCGCCGGCAGTGTATGCCTTCTGCATCACGTTTTTGAGCATAGTCTCCGTAAAGATACGCGCCGTGCCGTCGTTACGAGCGTCTGTTCCGTCAACTGCGGTGGGGTTTGTACCGTCAGAAGCCTTGTCGACGTTGGTTGAGATCCACGCTCCCAAGCCGGCAGTTACGCGGCCGGCTGATGTCGAGCCACCAGAACGAGCTGTGTTGCCGGTGTATATTGACTCTAAATCGCGCCGCACTTCGCGGCCACGCTTGGCCAATTGGTATGCGACTTCGTCGTTGCGGCCGGCTAAATCTTGGAAGCCGAGGTTGTCCGCTATGATCATGGTCCGGCGACGAATTTGTGTATAGTTGCCGATGCGCACTGTGGGGTTGGTGACGTCAAACGAGGCAACGTCGTCGCCGTCGATGACTGGCGTGACGTCTACGTCTGACAGGCTGTCTGTCTGCCATTCAAAGAATGTGTTGGACACGTTTTCTGCGCCGACGTTAGAAGTGAACGGCACCTCATCAGGTGCTATGTTTGAAATTACGTTAGAAAGTGACTCTCTGATGCCCTTGGCTGAGAAAGACGTGAAGGTGTTGGCAATGATGGTCATAGTAGTATGCTCCTATAGCATTAATGCTTTGATTGCGGCTGCGGCATCGTTGACGCTGCCAGTTTTACGTGCGCGGTTTTGCGCTTCCTGTACTGAAGAGACACGTTTAGGCTGTGACTGGCGTGAACCCGACTTCAATGTCTTGGTGCGCGATTTCATAGGTTTAGCTTTAACCTCGTTGGCGCGCGTTTCTCCACGATCATATAACATCGCCTTCCTCGCTAATTTCACAAGCGTTGCATTCGACATTCCGCTGACGTCTTGCTCGGTAAACCCCTCGTTAAGCAGGAAGTCCCGTATCTGGGTTGCTTCCTTGGCGGCGACTTTGTTGTCACGCCACTCAGGGATAATATCAGGCAAGACATGGCGTTGCTGCTCCAGGTAGCTTTGCTGCATTTCTTGCTGCTTGTTCTGCGCAATTTGCTGCATCCGCTGCTGTTCAGCTTGGACGGCTTGCAGTTGACCCACGCGGGCCTCTTGCTGTTTCCGCCACTGACGTTCTGCCTTCGCTGCCATTACGGGGTCTGCATCATACAGAGTATCCCAATCCGGCTCCTGTTCTGCTGTCTGTTTAATGCGCTCCGCCATCGCTGGCAGTAGTTGCGCATATTCAGCACGTTCACGCTGCATCTCCTGGAACTCATGTTCTTGAGCCTTACGGCCCTCGGCGAGTTCTTGAGTTTTTCGCGTGTAGTCCTTCTGCCGAAGAAACCCGCTGCGCAGCTCTTCAATGGTTTTCTCCTCACCGTCGACCTCTATGGTCGTGGATAAATCGAGGGTTCCATATCCGTCGCCGTCATCGTCTTCATCGTCGTCCAGATCGCTCTCAGACCCCTCAACGGCAGAGTTATCAGCTTGCGCCTCATACCCGTCCTCTTGGTCGTCCAGCATTTCGGCGTCCTCCGCTTGCGCGGCGTTGGCCTCAAGCGCATCTTCGGTCGCTACGTTATCCTCTTGGGGCGTAAGCATACTTCTGATTGCATTCTGAGCGCTGTACAGGTCAGTCCCTTGCGGGGTGCTGTTATCTGACATCTCTTATTCCTCTATTATGCTACTTTTGTCTCTTAATTTCAATAGTAGCGTTATCAACCATCCCACGGAGAGACTGGCGAACCAGGTCAACTCCCCGAAGCCTCATGTAAACAGCCTCCCGGCCGTCGGTGTCGCTGGTGCCAGTTGCCTTGAACTGCGACCAGCAATCCGCCTCGATCTCCTCAAGAAACCGAAGCAAATCTGTGTCAGCGAGCAGGCGCTCCGCCTGCTTGCCGTCAGTGATGATTTGCTGCTTAGTCTTCACGCGCGGCCTCCGTAATTATGTCTGCCTGTGCCTTCATCACTTCGCGATTGATCGCCATGTCCGCCCTGATCTGTGCGACGTCAAGTTGCGTGCCATATTTTGCCTTCAGCTCCTCGGCCTTGATGCGGATCTCAGCCTCCAGCTCGTCGCGCTTGCGATCGTCTTCCATGACCATCCTCTGGCGCCCGAGCTCGAGCTCTGCGGCCTTCTTCTGCATGTCCGCCTGTATAGACTGAATTTGGACTTGCACGAGCTGCTCTTCGATCGTCGGCTCTTTTGGCGGCGGCGGCGGCGGCTGGAATTTCGCCGGGTCGCTCCAGAACTGCGAGGTGTCCTTGAAACCGGCCAGAGACGTCATCTCCTTCAGCGTGTTGCTCAGCTTGGAGATGTCGGTCAGCGGGTTCTGTGGGCCCATTGTCGACATTGCCTCCTTCTGCATTTCGCCGATTTGGCGCAGCATCATCATCCGCTCGGTGTCAGATCCACGCCCAAGCGCCACGTTGATTGAGACGTCCATATTCGCGTTCCAGACCCGTGGGTCCATTTCCACGAAATCGTTGTTCAAGCGAACCATGCGCGCCTTATCTTGGTGCGTGGTGATGTTGTACAATACAAGCTCGTACAAGCGCTTTATGCCCGTCTCAGCGAATACACGAGCTATCATCTCAATGTGCTGCTGTGCGGAGCTTACCGTGGCTGCCACGGCCGTTGCAGTGCTTGACTGAAGTGCGCCGGCGTCGAGGCCCATGGACGCCTTGGAGATGCCCGTGCGGGCCTCCTTGACTTCGTCCATGTACTGCAAGACCGGAAACGCCTGCTGGCCCACGAATGGCACGGTGAGCTGCTGGATGCTGCCTGGCGCCCGCTGGCGGACGATCGAGCCCATTTCTGTGTTCATGGCGTCGTCCATGTTCACCATCCCCTCGACAACAGAAATTCTTGGGTGAATACTGAGACTTAGGCTGTCCAGAGAGTTGCGCATCACGACGGACTTGATCCGCTGGATGTCCATCACGGTGTCGGCGACGCTCATTCCGAAGAAATCGTGCGGCTCTGGATCTGGGCACATAGTGGCGAACGGCGCCATCGCGCAGGGTTCGTTGTTTAGGATCTTGTTGCCGTCTCCGCCGGTGCAGATCTTGCGCAGCTCGGCGATGCCGTCGCCGTCGTAGTCGACGCGGATGTAGTTCTCAACGTACAGAACCTTGCGCATCGCGGGGTCGCTGCGGGAGTTCATGTCGCTGGACAGAGCCGGGTTGCGCGTGTTGCGCTCGACGTTGGTGTCCATGTCGTCGTTGGATGACGACAGCTTATAGACCTCGTCGTAGTCGTAGCCCATCGCCACCAGCTCGGACACGGTCACAATGCGGCGGTGCGCGCAGTAGTCGGCGTCCTCCACGGACTTTGCGTCACGCGAAATCAAAAACTCCTCCGGCGGGAGGGCCTCCAGCTTCACGCGGCCGTCGGGGCGGGTGTAGGTGACGCGCAGATCGTGGACCATGGGAGGCATGATGAACTGGCCAGTCATGGGGTCGATCTGAGGCTCGCCGACTGGCGTGCTCGCGTCGATGTCGATTTCCGCGTCGGGATCGGCCATCAGGGCCGACAGGGCGTTGTCGTCGACGCCGGTGTATTCGATCGTCTCGAAGTCGGTCTTGTCTTCCCAGTAGCACTTGAGAATGCCGACCTTGCGGACCAGCGCGTCCATGAATGCGCTGTGCATCTCCAGGAAGCCGCGATTGTCGCGGTTGATGATGTAATTCGCGTACTCCGTGGCCTGCTTGGCCGCCGGCACGTCTTCAGCGTTCTGTGGGACGTATTCGACCGTGCGATCAGATCCGTGGAACATTCGCATCAGAGACGGGATGATAGCTTGTACAGTATCCCGTACGTCCATGCTGACCACCTGGCTGCGGCCCTGCTCCTCGTCGCCAAACGGCTCGCCGCGATAGTATTGCGTTGCCGTGGCGCGGATCGGGGAGACCCAGTTGTCAATGAAGTCGATCGCGTCGTCGATTTGGCCTCCGACAATGCCCTGCAACTCCGTGTCGTCCATGACGTCTGGGTTCAGTTCAGCCTCAAGCTCGGAGGCCATTTCGTTCAGTTCATAGTCCATCTTGTGGCCCTTCTTGCAACGCGGTTGCGGTTGTGTTAACAACTTCATCTGTATTATGCACTAAAATGGAGGGTGTGCACATGGAAAGCGAATTAGAAGCCATACGCCGCAGCGTTGAGGCTGTTGTTATGATGCTATGGAAAAGCCAAGAGGATCTTCCAGACGAAATTGTCGAGATGATTGACGAAGTGGTAAATGAAGTTAAAGACATCATCACTTAGCCATATACGATTGCAGTAAGCCCATTACATACCTATCAGCGCCGGGTTTACCCTGTGAATTTAAAATCTCTTTATACAAACTAGCTTCGTCAACCCATTGGTCGTCGACTAGCTGGTTTATATTTGGGTTACCCATATATGACTTGACGTCTTTTGGCTTTGCCTTGAGATCTAATATGTTTTTTTCTCTGGCAAACGAAGCGGCCTTTGGGAGTGCGCTGTCTCGCGCGCCAATAAGCCACGGCAGATCAAAGCCAAGTGTTGAGCTTGTCGTTCCAGGCTCCATTGCGAGTTCTGCATTATATGATGGGTGAAGGTCTGTTCTTTCAGAAACAGCTCCGCGCCTTGGAGTTCCAAACCTATAGCCGACACTTGCAGTGTCTGACAGCATAAGCTCAGGCTGCGTGATCGCAAAACGAGCTGGCCCAACTTCCGGCACACCGAGTTTTTGCATTTGGCTGCTGTCAAAGAATTTTATCAAAGACGCACGGACACCGCCCTTTTGGCCAGACAACCATTCTGGAAACGCTGGAGAGCTAAAACTAGGCCGATCTTTAATCTTTGGAAATTTTTTGGCAATTGCTTCATCAATTTTTCCGACGTTACGGGTCCAGCGAGCCGAATTTGCTCCAGTGGAAATCATGCCCCCATATACGTCAGACATATGCTTCGAAAAGTCGCCAGACCTTTCGCCCATGGGCATATAGGCAGCGATGTAATCTTCGCCGCGTTTATTAGCCTCAATCCATGCGTTTGACTTTGCCTTCATTGGGTTTGCCTCTGATGCCCAAACGCCTCGGTCAACTTGGTCCATATATCTTGGGCCGCCGTATGTTTGTTGGCCGCCGTTTCTCAATAAATAATCGTTGACCTCTTGGACAAGGTCTTGGTTTGTCGTGCGATCTCCGGTGGCGAAATACATTCTTTTATTCTTGAAGTCAGAGGGGTCAAGCATTGTTGCGTCTAGCAGCCCACCCTGCCGCTCACCAGTAGCGGTCCATAAAGCAGGCGGAGTAGCGGCTTTAATGCCGGAAAATGGTGTATAAAGTGCGGGGTCTTTTCCCTTCCCACCAGCCCGAGCCTGTGCAAAAAAATCGGAGCCTTTTACTTCAAATCTGTCGCCTGCGCGCGCCGCGCT